CGCTCAATATCCCGTTATAAGGAGGTGTATGACAGATTTACCAAGAAAAGTTAAGCAGAGGAACATAGCTAACGCCATCTCACGGAAAATCCCCAACTATAAGGACATGACCAATTACAACGAGCGGAAGTGGTGGGAGGTCGAGGAACAGATACAGAACTTCATTATCGCTTTTATTAGGGAGCACCAGAAAGTCCCCAACTACACCCAGATAGCCCACGGCACTGGCATCACCATTCGTATTGTTAGCAAGCACCTGGCGCAGGATAAGCGGGTAGACGACATGTACGTCCGCCGACTGAAGCTACTAGCCCGCACCTTCTCCGAGAAAGCTCTAATCGCCATGTTCAACGCCGGGCTTAAAGGCAACTTTACAGCCGCTCGTGAAATAATTCGTATCGGCTTAGGGTCAGCCTCAGAGGAGCTAGGGTTATCCAGTGATGCGACCCAAGCGAACACGGCTATTAACATCTCTATGGCTCAGATAGACAGTCTGGACGACAGCATCGCTAAACTAGAGCGCCTCAAGAACCGAGACCAACAGCTACGGATAGTCAAAGGGGAAACCGTAGATGATAAGTCCTCATGAGGCGTCTCTCTATCGTGATATCGACTTAGGAATGCGAGACTTAGCCAGGAAAGACCTCAGCTTTTTTGCCGAGTATGTCTTTGGCTTCGACAACAACTTTCACCACCATGAGTGGTACAGAATTCTCCAGAACAAGCTAATGAGCCCACCCGACGGCGATATGGATACGCCACTTGTCCCAGCCCCGCCAGGGCACATCAACCATAGGATAGGCATTATGGCACCACGGTCATTTGCTAAGTCGACCTGCTTCACTGTAGTCTATCCCCTGTTTATGATAGGCAACAATCCCAATATCCGTATCTTGATTGTCTCCAGTTCATCAATCCAGGCTCAGTCCTTCTTGCGCGAAATTAAGAGCAAGATAATCAAGGAGGACAGGTATAAGCGATTGTTCGGCGAGCTATTTCCCGAGGATATTAAAAACCCCAACGAGAAGTGGACTGACCGTGAAATCATAGTCCGTCGCACCGCTTCACACAAAGACCCGACTGTTTCAGCTATGGGCTCGGGAGGCTCAATTCTATCTAAGCGAGCCGACATTATTATCTGTGATGATATCTTGAGCCTTGACAACACCAGAACCGCCGACCAACGAGCTAACGTGGAACAGTGGTACAACGAGGTGCTCATGCCCGTCCTGGAGCCCGACGGCATCATGATTAACGTCGGCACGGCGTGGTCACTGGAAGACCTATTGCACAAGCAGCTAAACAACAAGGCTTACGACGTTAGACGCAGATATAAAGCTATTTTACCCGACGGCAGCCCCTTATGGGGGGCGAAATGGTCGTTAGAAAAACTAGCCGAATTGAAGCAAGAGACAGGGACGGTGGCTTTCAACAAGTCTTACATGAACGAAGCTTTAGCCGCCGAAGACGCCGTCTTCTCGCCTAAATGGATAGAGGAAGCTAAGCAGTACGGGGCTAAGCTACAGATGAACTACAGCTATGACCCAGCCACCTGGACTTTGCCTGTGCACCCCAGGGCGATTGCCATGGGGGTAGACTTAGCAATTAGCGATAAAGGCGACTACACGGCGTTTGCGGTTATCGCTGAACTAGGCAACGGAGCGAAGATACCGTTGTGGTTAGAGGAATTGAAGCTAGACTTCGCCAGCACTGAACGAAAGATTGTCGAATTGTCCAAGCGTTACAGCCCCGATATTGTCGTGGTCGAAAACAACGGCTACCAGGCGGCTTTAGTCAGAGACCTACAGGGCAAGACCTCTCTACCAATCGTCCCCTACTCTACAGGAGGTGAGAAATACGACCAGACCGTCGGCATTAACTCCCTAGCCGTCGAGTTTGAGAACAAGAAGTGGATACTGCCCTACAACGTCGATGCTTTAGGCTACGACGCTTACTCTATCAAGCAGGTAGATAGGCTGTGCGATGGTATGTTGCGTTTTGGTGCAGCTCACACCGCAGATATTCTCATGGCGACCTGGTTCGCCAACGGCGGGTTACGACAGCTATCCTTTAAGGGTGATGGCAATGGCGGCTACGTCTACGGTAGCAAGGTAGATATCCTTCACCGCTAATGATATTATTTAACTAAGGAGATTATATGAGCATTTTAAGCGGATTAAGACTACTTTTAGGACGAAACAGCCAAAACAATTCAGGTAAGCTACCTGGCAGAAATTGGCGCAACACCAACAACAGGCGTCTATTTGACGAAACAAAGATTACCGAGATTGACTACAGCGAGAATAACTACGATTTGTTCAGGTCAATTTATTACAATTCCACCGTCAATGGCGTAGGAATTGATTACCAGATTGCAGCCGCTTTAGGTAAACCGATTGTCAACATAGCGGCGGGCTATGTCCTAGGTAAGGGCTTTAGCGTCGAGCTAAGCAACCCCGATGGCAATGAGCTTATCTCTCGATGCGAAGATGAGATAAACAAGTGGATTAAGGATAATGAACGTATCTTTCTCAACATAGCTAGGCATAGCTATCGAGACGGTGACGCTTACCTACACATCGACGAATACGGCGGTTTGACCGAGTGTAACGCAGAAGGCGTCGAGGAGATTATCGAGCCCATTACAGGCAGAACTATTGGATTTGACGTCAGTCGGCGGGTGGTCGAGACCGACCCCATAGGAGGTATAAGCCGCAATGTGGTTTACGTCCGACAGTATCGGACCGACAGCTTGAGGATTTACAGCTACGAGGAAGGCCAGCCCGACAATATCACTGTTATCTGGGAGCGCATGACAACCGACGACGGCTACACAGTTATCCCAAGAGAAGAAAGCGGGCTTATCGACAGTGGTAAAGTCCCCGAGCTGGTTGAACGTAGTCTATCAATCATTGCCCTACACAACGAGCCCGAGGCGGAAGCCGTCTACGGCAATTCAGATTACCAGAACCTCCTATCCTTGTTCGCTAATTATTCAGGAACTATCAAAGCCGCCACGAAAGGATGCAAATACAACGCCATTCCCACATTGAAGATTAGCGGTCTAACCGACCCGGCTCGTACGGAATATGCCTCCAATTCTAACCAGAGCCTTGCTGAGCAGGCTTTAGACAACGAAGCAATTCCTTCCCCCAACGATAACAAGCGAGGTATCGAGTGGGGCTCAGATAGCGTCTTATACCTATCTAAGGACAGTGACGCTAACTTTATTAACGGCAGCGGCTTTATGGACGATTTGTCGAAATTGCTCGAAGTCTACTTCTATCTGTTTGTCCAGGGGTCAGAAACACCTGAGTACGTTTTTGGCACAGCGGTCAGCTCCAGCAAAGCCTCAACTGACACCCAATCCCCTGTCTTCTTGACTAAAATTGGTCGAAAGCAATTAGAATACCAAGAATTTGTTCAGCGAGTGGTCATGGCTTACATCGACCGCAAAGCTTGGATGAGCGACGTAGCCTATCAGGAACTGGTAAAACTATCTCCGTCCATTAGGGTAGTCTTCCCGCCGATAGACAACGATGACGCTCAATTGACCTTCTCGACGGTTCAGTGGGCTTATGAAAACAGCCTGCTCACCTCGGAAAAGGCTTTGGATATCGTTTTAAGCAACCAGGTTAAGGATAGCCCACAAGAGGTTCGTGAAGCCGCATTAGAGGCTAAGAAGCGAGCAGAGATGCAACCAGCGGCATCAGACAGGATTGTCCGAGACTTGCTCAGCAATAATGAACAGACCCAAGAGATGTTTGATGGCGATGAAGATGTCCTAGCGGAAATGAACCCGTATCATGATAATTTGGGTAAGTTTGCATCTAAAGGGACGGGCAGAACTGGCGGTGGTGCTATAGAAAATGCGGGGATTAAACGCTTTAAGCCAGCCCCTGATGTTATTAACAAGCTCAATGAGGGGGGCTACGATTATGTTTATTGCTCAAAGACAGATGAATATATCGCTTGGAAAAAAGGCAATCGCCTAGAGCCAAGCATCTTCGATACTTCAGATAGAGGCGGCCTAGATACGAAGAGCTCCAAAGAGGCTATCGAAAAGATGACACCTGCTCAAAGGAACGCCCTCACGGACTACACAAGCGAATATGGAAATGGCTCATATCATGAGGTCAATGGTTACCTGCGTGGAACTGGCTTTGGTACGCCTAGCAAGGAGACTGTGGCTAAGGCAGAAGAGATTAAAACTGCACTAAAGAACGCCAAGCTCGGCTCGGAAACTTACCTCTACCGAGGCGCAGATGTTGATATGTTTGGTGATGCCAAGCTTCAGAGAGCTATTACGAGGATAGCAAACATGGTTAATAAGTCTAAGAAAAATGCCCTAAAGACAGACCCGCAAAAGGACATTGACTTGATTGCGAAGCAAGTCGGAACGACGTTTGTTGACAAAGGCGTCATGTCTACATCGCCTCATGGTGGTGCCTTTATGTCTAACCGTCCAGTTAAGATTACCGTCAGAACTAGTAAGAACGATAGCGCAGTCAGCATCAATGAATTGTCGAAATACTCCAAAGATGAGTTTAAGGGCGTATTTGGAACTAAGATTATGGAGTCTGAAGTCGTTTATGCCCCCGGTTCAAAGTTTAAGATTGTAAATGCCCAGATAGGCAATGGTGGAGTACATTTTATGATTGAGCAAATAACAGGAGAATAGTATGCCGGTCACACGTCACATCAGGGGAATGTATAAGCCTTTTCTAGTAGAGGCAATCAGGCTGGAGTTTTTAACGCAGCACCTGCTTGATGAATGGGACAAGGCTAACCAGGACGTCGTCCTCCGCCATACCTCCAGTTCAGGGATTAAGCACCAGCAAAAGCTTATTCAGACGCTAATCGACTTAACAATTCTCTTCTCGATTAAGTACCGAGACATGATGGATAAAGGCGTCTCAAGGATAGTTTTGGTCAAATCAAGGCAATGTTTGAACGAAAGCATGCCGCTCTTGAAGGAAATTAACGATACGGTGGCGATTGAAGGCTTTGTTAGAGAGCTACATAGATTAGCCGAAGACCATGCCGAATGGCGCAAGTTTAGGTCAGGTAAGTACAATTTAAGCTTTGATGACCGTCTCAAAGGTATTGTGCTTTCAACCACGAGAACGCTTAAAAACATCATAACCCTCTCTGCGAAGCGTGGTTTTGGCTCAAAAGAGCTCACAAAAGTCCTCCATGACTATATAAATCCTCATAAAACGCCTGAAAAGCCCTTTGATATTGCAAGAGAAGCTTTAGGCGCAAGCAAGGCTTTTCGTCCCAAGAACGTGTTAGCAGGCTCGGTTCAATCGAACTTATACGCCTTAACTCGTGACGAAGCTTCTGAGTTTTGGCGCAATCTGACTGACCGCATCTACAAGAATACGGATTGGGTTAAAGGCTTTAGGTGGGAGCTGAGCAGTAGCCATATCAAATGCGGATGTGTTTGCGAAGCTCACGCTAAACATGGCATGTTTAAGAGAGATGAAGAACGCCCGAAAAGTCATCCGAATTGCCTTTGTGATTGGGTACCCGTCCTCATGTCGCCAGCAGAAGCCAGCAAGCTACTAAAAAGCCGTAAAACGCTGTATAATTCAAACTAATAAGGGAGGAAGCATGAAGAAGATTAAAGACAGTAAAGGGAAAACTTTCGCTCATCTGGTAGGTAAAGGCACGATTGAGATTAAACGGAGCAATCAAACGTTTATTGTCACTGGCAAAGACTTTTCAATTTTAGGAACGACAGCTTTTGCCCCAGACACTAAGGAGTTCATTGTGGTGGAAAATGGTGTGCTGGTCGAAGACGGCATCAGAATTGTGTCCGACAGTAATCCAGACCAGGATGACAAGCCGGACGACAAGGAGGCTAAGAACGACAAGGACACTCCGACCGAGGATAAGGTTTTGACCAGCAAGCCAGATGATAAAGACGAGGACAAGGATGAACAGAGTAAGTAAGCTTACGCTTGATGATATTAAAATCGTCAGGAAGAGAGTTGAAGTAGGCGGCAGTGCGCCTAGCACCAAGCAGATTACTCTGAAATTTACTTTGGTAGACGGTAGCGAAGTAACTAAGACAGTAATCGTAAAGGACGAGCCGTGAAGCTTGGCGGTCAAGACCTAGCTAAAGTCACCAAGATGCTCATTGACGAGGGTGAAGTCGCTAAAGTACATCGTGGCTCAACTCTGGTTTGGGAGAAGCCGACAGTCGTACAGACAGCCGATGGCACAAGCGTATTTGATAACGCCCTAAACATCTCCGTGGATAAGATTAGAGGTTCGACTGAGCAGGTCAACTCTGCTAGCCATAACATCTTTTATTTTGGCGACAACAACGGAGCGTTGAAAGATGGTGTTGCAGTCAAGACTGACGAGAACGGCTATATTGTGGCTAACAGCAAGATGACCGCTGCGTGGTGTGTTATCTCTAGTGCTGCTCCATCGATTTATGCAGTTACCCTTGCTCCCGGCGATTACACCTTAAGCTTCAGTGAACCTGTCAATTATTACATCAATCTAGATTCCGACCTAGTGAATGGTGGTTATTACCGTTGTTGCCGAATCCCTCCAAGAGCAACGGAAGCCAGCTTTACCTTGGCAAAGCCCGTCCACCATGTCAGGTTGTCCGTCATTGGAGCACAAGGGGATACTATCAGCTTAAGGGTTAGACCGATGCTCGAGAAAGGCAAGGTCAAGCATAATTACGAGCCCTACACCAGCGGTATCCGTCTAGGCAAGCTGAGTACCACTAGAAACTTCAACGTCGTCGTCAACAATGGGGCTAAGTCTCTCCCCGTCTCCACGTTTTTAGGAAATGTTGGCAACGCTAGAGATACTATTTATTTCGAGGACGGTAAGTGGAAGATAGTCAAGCGCACCCGCACTGTGACCCTCAACGGCAGTGAGAATTGGTTAAAGGATAACGAAGGCGATGCTTTCGGGTATATTATTAGAGATAGCGAGGCTATCTTTGCTGAACATGACCTCTCCTCGTCAACAGGCTACTGCTCACACTACATATTCGACAACACTACTAGAGGGTGGACAGGTGTCGGTAAATGTGGCTGGTGGGGCGGTAACGGCACTTTCTGGATACAAACCGCCAATAATATGTCTCCAGAAACGTTCAAGTCTAAGATAGCCTCCGCCAAGCCTACAGTCATGTTTGTCGCTAAGAAACCATCAATTACTGAAATCACCGACCAAGCCCTCCTGAGGCAACTGAGCGCTCTACGTGATATCTATTGTGATACCACTCGATACGAGGTCAAGGTAGAAGCTACCGAGGCAAAACCAATATTAGTAATTTCATATTTGAAGAAAGGAGAGTTTTAATGGAACTTGGTGACGTAGCCGCTCTAATTACCTCATTAGGTGCTTTAGCTGGTTCGGTTGTGCTATTTAAGAAATCTCGCAACGAGCAGAAGCGCATCCAGACCGAGTCCGTCAGCGTTGAGCTAAATGCCATTAGAAAAGCTTATTCTTCTATGCTGGAAGACCAGGTCAATTCCCTGGTTAGACCGATGGAGCAACGAATTGACCGTTTGGTGAAGCAGGTTGACGCCCTACAGGAGGAGATTGACGACCTGAAGCGATACAGGAACAAGTTCGAGGTAGCCATCCTCTATATCCGCTCACTGTGTCATTGGATTGACGAAAAGGACAAAAGTCACACAAACAAGCCTAACCTTCCGTCAGAACTTAGAGAATATTTTGACGAGAAAAAGTAGCTATGCTAATCTAATAATAGATATTCAAATCGCCTAGCCGTACGAAGGCAGCCAAAAGGTAATAGGAGACATCACCGTGAACAGAACAGTTATCAATGACGACCTCAGTGCCGTCGTGTCAGAAATGTCGGATGAAGCCGTTAGCGGACTCATTTCGCTTGATGATGCTTTAGTTGATAACGTCGTCGGCGATGATGAAAATCCTATGTTCATTACCATGGAGGTGCTGAATGAAGGTATATCTAGAAATGGACGCTACTATGACTTGAACGCCTTGCAAGAGGTGAGCGAGCAAATCAATAGCGAGCATCCTGATGGATATGCAGGTCATATCTCCAAGGATGAGCGGTCAACTAAAGTACCAGACGCTGAGGTAATTTGGCTCGGCTCGAAGCTTTTGAATACCAAGGGCAAAAATCGTCTATTTGCTAAAGGGTATGTGCTACCAGAAGCTAAGAAACGACGCAGTTACCTCAAGCGAGCTAAGGCCGTTGGCAAGAACGTCTCGGTCAGCATCTATGGCACAGCCAAGCAGGTGTGGGACAAGACGCTATCCGCTTTTCGACAATCTGGGATAGATATCGAGAGCATCGACTTCACCAGACCAAAGTCGGAAGGCGTCCCTAACGGCGGTATGGGTTTTGCCCTGACCGCAGAAATGGCAAACGGTAATAATTCTAACGAAGAGGTAGAAATGAATAAAGCTGAGATTTTACAGAGCTGTACCAAGGAAGACCTCTTGGCTAATGTCCCCAAGGACGTTCTGGCTGACTTGACCAAGGACGCCGTCGACCAGGCTAGTGCTGAAGCCAAGGAGACCATTTCCGAGATGACCTCTGCTAAAGACAAAGTCATAGCTGAGCTGACAACCGAGAACCGTAGCTATAAGTTACACGACTGTTTGATGTCCCGTGTGAGCGATAGTAAAGCCCGTAGAATGGTTGAACGAATGGTTTTGTCGGAAATCAAGGACGATGAGGACGTCGATGATGCCGTTAAGCGAGTGCTTGAGAGCGATGAGGGCAAACTGGTAGTTAGTGAAATGACGACAGTTGAACCTGGAGTTACACCTCGGATTGACCAAAAGTCAGCCCATAAGGCGGAGCGTCGATTTATACGACGACGTGTTTAGTTAGTTTTTAGGAGGAAATAATGGCAGAGAATTTGCGAAGCGACGGGAAGGCGGTAGACGTCACCCTGGGCAACGCTTTTAACAACGTGACCGTCAATAAAGGCGACCTCATCCAGGCAGAAGGCTGGGTAGGCGTTGCCATGCACAACGGCACAAAAGGGGACAAGATTGCGATTGAGACCACTCAGCGTGAGTTTGTTTTTCCCGTGGGGAATATTGCAGCGGCTAAGGGTGCGGTGCTTTATGCTGACCTGGCTAATGATGGCAAGCTAACCCTGGTAGTCGACAAGACTAAGACCCCTATTATTAAGGTAACTAGGGCAAAGGACAGCAATAACAACGTTTGGGCTAAACTATTGCCACAGACTGTTTAGGAGGTAAATATGAATATACGTGAGATTGCACGGGACGCTGAGCGAAAAGTCTTGGCGGAGACCCGAGAAAAGGGTAAGGTAACCCCTTACGAGTTTTCCGATGGCGCAGTCATTTCAGAGATGATTGGTACTTCGGACGGCGCTAAGGAGTTCGTCGAGAAGATTACCTATGACCTGGCTAGTGGCTACCAGAGCGAGCCGTTAGTGTACAAGGATATCTACACCACTCTGACCGATGCCAACTTTCCAGAAACCATGACCGTTAAGTCTTTTGGTAATGTTGAGTCAGTTTTCCTACAGAAGCTAGAGGGAGGCGAAATTAAGTTCGGCTCAATCGGCGCAGGCAAGGAGACTGTCGTCAAGATGGAAACCTGGGCGTCTGGTATGGAGTACGACGAGGATATCACCGAGTATAACCAGACCTGGCGTGTCTCCTCCATTGGTGAGTCAATTGGCGTAGCTTACAATCGCTTGCTGAACAACTTGTATCTCTCGCCGATTATCGATGGAGCTTACGACCATGCTCATCAGGTAGTTGCTGATACTGCTACAACCTCGGATATTGCCAAGGCTATCAAGAAGCAGAACGGCAATGAGGCTATTCATCTTAAGGGTGTGGCTCAGGAGATTAAGGGTGGTCTGGATAAGCCAAAGACTTGGAAGGCTGCTTTGAGTATCTTGCCAGCCGGTTCAATCATTCTGTGTAGCTCATATGATGAAGCGACCATTAAAGAGTGCTTTTTGACCGATATCCTGGCTAACAAGGAGCAGTCACCGACAGCGAAGAAACTGTCTGCAGCCACCTTTATCACTTATGATGGCGCAATCTTCAATGTTGGAGCTGATAGCTATGAGTACAAAGGCTGTCCGATTGGCACCGCTTTCTTGATTGTCCCGAAGCAGAACTTCAAGGAGTACATCAAGCACGACTTACGAGTCGATAGCGGCGATGGCGACCTAAGCCGACTGGTTGTGGCACAAATCGTTGCTCGAGCCCGACGTGGCGTAGCGCTTGCCCTAGGCGGTAAGAACGGTGCGGTGAAAATCACCTCAGAGTAGCCACACTCTGACCAAATTGAGACCCCTTCGAGGGTCTCTTTTTTGTTATAATGTCCATATGGAAGACTTAGTGGCTAATATAGAAAAATGGGGCGACGATAGAAACCTACATGACCCCAAAGCGCAACTGAACAAGGTTATCGAGGAGGTTGGCGAAATAGCGCATCAGATTAACAGACAACAGTATGGAGGCGATTTAGCCGATGCTGTCGGCGATACGACCGTCACCTTGATAATCTTAGCTAATATCTGCGGTCTGGACTTTAAGGAGTGTCTCGGCGTGGCTTACGACGCCATTAAGGACAGGACAGGAGCAACGGTCAATGGCACGTTCGTTAAAGAGGCTTAAAAGACCCGACATGCCCTGGATTGATGAAATATCGCCTTGTCCTAGTTGTTTTTGTCTTACCAAGACCTACGAGAACGGTACGTGCGCTAAATGTCACTTTATCAAGGATAAGACCCTCTACGCCAAATGGACGGCTGAACAAGCCAGACTGAAGAAAGCGGAGGAAGACAGAAAGAACAACCAGCTCAAGCTTTATTGACCCCATTTAGCCCTAAAGCTATAATTATAGTAGTAACAACACGGGAGGGATTATGCGTTTATCTACAATCAATCAGATTGTCGAGTCAATTTTAGACCGCTACGACAACAGCGATAAATCAAAGCTGATAGCTAACGAGGCGACTATCTACCTAAAGACTGCCTATATATGCGAAAATGAGGGCATTGAGAAGGCTATGAAGTACTTTTTTGGCACACATGACGCAAAAGAATACATTGAGTTTATGAGCTTTGCCTTAGACCCGACAAAGTTAGATAAATAGTCGTATTTTAAGCTATTATCACCTGTCAAAGCGTGCAATTTGTGCGCTTTTATGCTATAATGCCTCCATGAAGCAATACGGGAGAAAGGACAGGTGGTACGGCTCTGCCAGGAAGCGCCCTGGCGGGTTCAACTACCGTAGTAAATTAGACCGCCAAGCTTGGTGGCGGGGCTTAACTGCCGAAGAACAAGCTAATTACATAGTTCGCAAGCGAGAAAAAGCCGGTTTGCCCGTCAATTGGCGGGAAGAATATGAGAAATGTCTCAAGAAAGGGCAGTGTCTCAAGAAAGAGGACTTGATTTCTCAGCCGAAATAGGCTATCATATTCACGCAAGCACTTGAATAAACCTTTCCGGGGCAAGTGTTTGTGTCTTTAGAGCCTTGTGCCGTTTGCTACGACGGCACTTTTTGTTTGTCTCTTGACTTTTGCCCATCAATTAGATAGCATGATTATAACTACATTCGGACATCCGCATGCAGTAGCAAATAAGAATCTATGAGACTAATAGTTGCATTTGTTTGCCTACCGTGATACTATCATTGTAGGTGACCGAATGCACCTAAAAGTCTCTCTTGTAGAGACTTTTTTGCTTTTACTGAAAGGTTTTCCTTTCAATGGTGAGAGCAAGGTCCTAGTGTATGACCACTTCGGAGCCAGCGAAACTAGCGAAGACAGCAATTACACTGACAGGTTCGTACTTATCCGAGAAAGTGCCCCCGAGAAGTATCAGCAGCAAGCAGATATGGGTTGAGACCACTTAAAATAAATCATCTGAGTTCGGTGGTCGGCTCTACACCTTAACAAATAACCGAGAGTAAGGTACACCGCCTGGTTTAACCATAAGGCTTGATATATCTCTGATATGTCTGGCTGGCTAAATCAGGTCGTCGCCGTCATACAGTACACAGATGAAGGATATCTTATCAGTAGGTTCATCACATTTTTTCATCAAGAAAAAGGTCTTTTACCTTTTAGGACGAAACGGTCATACCACGGAAACGGGATATACTACAGTAAACGTACTAATCATAGGAAGAAATACCATACATACTTTTTGGGGGAAACGTCTACAGAGCTCTGGGGCTTAGCCTCACGAAAACAGGGGCTCTATTAAGAGTGCCCTTTTGCATGTTATTATTAGATTAAGGAGATATTTATGGCGAACATTACGGAAATTGAGCAGGTCAGGCGTAAAATCGGCGATAGCCTTAAAAGCAACACGGAAATTATTGAACTTGATGGTAGTGCCAGGCTTATCCAGGCTAAGTACAAGAATATCGATGATGTTGTCCTATCGATTGCCCATAAGAAACTGGTTAATGGCAAGGACTACGTCGTCAATCAGAAATCTGGTCAAATTACGCTCTCCCAAGCGCCACAGACCGCCTCAACAGCCGAACTAACATATTCATACTCTGGCTACTTAAACAGCGAAATAGAGGCTCTCATAAGCAATTACGGGGTATTAGGAGCGACGGTCGAGTGCCTTAACAGTTTGCTGGTCGACAGTGCCAAGTTCTACGACTATTCACAGGGTCAGACCAGCGACAAGCGCAGTCAGATATTCGAGCATCTAAAGGAGCTACTGGCTAAGGCTGAAAAAGATGCAGGGGTCGGCGGCGGCGAGGTCGTTTTTGGCAAGCGACACCCTGAAGATGACTCTCCTCGTCCTTGTCGCATCGACCTAAGCAGGACAGATAGGTGGTCAAGTAATAATTGTTAGGGTTATATATGGTTGAAAACTGGGTAGACCTTCTAGAGACTAACGCCGAGATAAATCGTGATATTCAGGCTATGAACAACGTCGAAGCTGAGATATGGGGTGTCAGGGTGGTCGACGAAGCGGCTGGTTTTGATAGTGACCCTCAGCCATATAAACTAGCTACCTGTAAAATTCGCTTGGACTTGTGGCACGGCGATACAAAGGACGAGACCGACCTGGTCGGCAAGCTCACCTCTGATGTCGATATTCGTCAGGGAGACCATTTGAAGTTCCAAACGTCAGGCGAAGAGACAGGTAGTCGGGGTATTGATGACAGCCCCGTCGGCAAGGATTGGGACTTAGTGGTACAGCGGGTAAGGGCTTTTGGCGACACTAAAGAGGTTGAATTGAAATGGAGCTAGAAATTGTCGGCGGAGACGACGTAGCCGCTCGCTTAGATGAAGCTTTGGCACAGGTGCGTAATTCTGCCTCTAAAGCCGTTCAGTTCACGGCAGATGAGTGTGTGGTGCAATCGAAGCATGGTGCGCCCTGGCATGACCGCACGGGCAACGCTAGAAAAAGTATCCACAAAGAAAGCCTCAACAAAGGTATGACAGCTTTGATTGGTATCGGGATGTATTACGGCAAGTATCTAGAATTGAGCCACGGCGGTAAGTACAGAATTATTCATCCGACCGTCTTCAATTATGGCAAAATTGAATTGCTTAAGAATTTGAGGAGTATATTGTGAACGATAACGAAATCCGCCAGGCAGTTTATAGGGCAATCGTCTCGGACAAAAAGCTGATGAGCCTATTGGCGGATAATGCCAACTGGGCGCAGCCGGAAGGTACGAAGAAAAGCAAGACCAACTCGGTCATGCCCGTCGATAAGTTTGACTACAATAAATGCGAAATGCCGATTGTAACCATCCAGTTAGGCGGAGCGGTACGGGCAGACTACCATTTAGTAGAGGATATTTTATACATTAGATGCTATAATAATAGTCAGAAGTCTTACGTTGAAATTACGAAGATTTTGAGCATCATTGTAAAGAAGCTGCACCGCACGGAATTAAAACTTGCGGACAATCGTTTGGTAGAGTGCGTTTGGACAAGCACTAGTGCAGAGTCCATAGACGAAGCGTATCATCTCCCTTACAGAGAAGCGACTTTCACAATAGCGGTCGTCTGAGTAGCACCAGACTTAAGATAATTTAAGGAAAGGAAGAAATGGCAGAAACATTCAATCACACCTATGGTGCCGGCATGAAACATGGTCAGGTCAAGGTGGCTGCCGGTACTGTCTACGATATTGATGCGATTATCAACATCGAAGGCGAGCCAGAGCAGGAAAATACTGAAATTCCAGGCGACGACGTTATTAAGGTTGTATTCTCTAGCGGACGCAAGGAGAACATCACCGTGACAGCTAATGCCGTCTCCATGGACGTTATTTCAGCTATTACAGGTAATAAAGTTGCTGACGTCAAGAAAGGCGGTGGCAACGACGTTATCGGTAAGACAATCCCGTTAGGAACCGATAGTGAGCTTAACCCGCCCTATGTCGAGCTAATGGGTCAAATCACAGGTAAGACCGAGGATGGTACAGCCGTCAACGTCATTAAGACCTGGCACAAGGTGCAGTTAAACAGCTTTCAGTTAGGTGCAGGTAACGGTTCAGAGATGAGCATTACCCTAACTGGCACTGCTGTACGAGCAGATAAGGAGATTGACGGCGTTAAGCCACTGTCTCCTGCCCGTGTTGCTACTTTGGAGGTAGTTAAGGTAGACAGCTAAAAAGAGGGGCGAACCGCCCCTCACCATAATGAGGAGGACTATATGGACAACCAAGAAATCACTGATAAAGAGGTAACCCGTGCCGATTATTTCCGTAATAAGCGCCAGAAATATAACGCTACTAAGAAATTGGAAATGCCGTCTGGTGTCGTTTTTGAGGTGCGGAGACCTGATATCGTCAGAATGATACGAAGTGGTTTGATGCCCGCCAGCGTTGCTGTTGACATCAGCAACATGACGGAGCGGGCAGTCTCCTCGCAAAAGGACGGTAAGGCTTTCCAAATGACCGAGGAAGAGTTTAAGAAATATAGCGACACCCTCGATACTATTGCTGTCGCTACTGTAGTTAGCCCTAAAGTGAAGATGGGCGATGTGTCAGACGCTGAGTATGATGATGGTTACATTTCGGTCGACGACATAGACTATCAGGATAAGAACTTCTTGTTCGCCTTCGCCAATACAGGCACGGAGGACTTGAAATCCTTTCGTACGGAAGAATGACGTCGAGCTATTAGACTTACTGTGCCGTCGCTATCCTGGACGAAAGCCGTCAGACTTTATGGGCTTCGATAACGACTACGATGCCTTCCAGTTTGACCTAGGCGTGGCTTGGAAAGGCTACCTTCTCGAGAAAGAGTGGCAAAATCAGCTGATAACTGTCCTTCTCAATGGAATGCGCAATATCGTTTTAAGTAACGGAGCAAAGATGGATAAAATCCCGCAGCCCGCCCCGTTGATAAAGCCTAAAGACTATGGTGAATTGCCCTCATTGGAGTCAATTCTGGCGCAATTTGGAGGCAGTGGAGTAATAAAGAAATAGGTATTTGTTATGTCAGACGTCTTTTTAGGAAGTGTATACGCAAAACTCGAACTCAGGGACGATAATTTAGGGCGTCAAATTGCCAGTGCCAAGCGCTCGCTAGCCTCAATTGATGATGGCGGTGCTTTTCACAATATTACTAGAAACATGAACAGCACAAAATCGGCACTGATGAACTTTAGTAAATCGGTCGCTTCTGTCTCTTGGAACTTATTTAAGGACGGTGCAGCCGCCGCAGCTACTACGGTCGGTGCTTTAGCCACTAAAGGCGTTAAAGCAGGCTCACAGCTAGAGGACATTAGGACACAGCTAATCGGCTTGACCCATTCGACGCAAGAAGCCAACAAAGCGATGGCGACCACCGTCGAGTTTTTCCAGAACAATCCATTCCAGCGAGGTGACGTAGCCGAAGCGACCAAGCAGCTCACCCTTTATGGAGTAAAAAACAAAGACTTGATGTCGACTTTGAAGAAGGTCGGTAGCGTCGCCTTGACCACCGGGTCGAATATCGGCGACTTAGCCATGGTTTACGGGCGAGCCTCAAGCCAAAGTAAGGTGATGGTTGGCGACCTGGACGAACTAGCGATGCGTGCGCCAGGCATTTGGGATGCTATCGCCAAGCAAGTCGGTAAATCGACGGGTGAGATTAGAGAGAAAATCAAGGGGACGGGGCTTGACGTCAAAATCTTTCAGAAAGCTTTTGAAAGTCTCTACGACGCCACCGCTTCGGCAGAGTTCGAGAAAACCCTCAGTCGCCAGGTCGACAGGTTTAAGGGTGCTACCCAAAAGATTGCAGCTGCCATGGGTGGCTACGCTGTCGACGCCGAACGAGGTATCGTCGCCAATGAGCAAGGTATCATGCGGTCGGTCACTCGTTTTCTCAAGGCAGTAGCCGACGAGACGACTTCCGCCTCGAGCAACTGGCCAAAACTAGTCGCCTCGTTGACTCGTTTAGGAGAGGCTATCTCGCCCGTTCTGGATAAAATTACTGCGAAAGTACCTACTGCCTTTCAGCTCGCCACTAAAGCCATCGACTTCTTCGGTAAGCACTCTAAGGCGTTGCTCCCCGTACTAGGCGGGGCGGCTATCGCTTTCGGCGGACTAGCGAAAGATATTCCTGTCGTCGGTAGCATCATCAACGGCGTCTCAGGTAGTGTCGGCGGGCTGGCTAAGAACTTCCTTAAACTAGCCCGAGTCAATCCGATTGTGGCGGGACTTGTCGTGTTGTTTACAGTTGGCTTTGTTAAGGCTTACAAGGAAAACGAAAACTTTAGGAAGTCAATTAGCGACCTATTCTCGGCGTTCATGAATTTAGGTAGGGCTATCGCTCCTGTCCTCAATACCATGGTCAAGTCCTTTGCTAAATTGGCTGGCTCAAAGGCAATGGTCACGGTTTTGACCGCCATGGCTAAAGCTCTGACTGCCGTAGTCAACGCCATAGCATCCTTACCTGAACCAGTCTTAACGGGCATTATCACCGCCTTGATGGGCTTCGCCACTGTAGGCAAAGCAATTGCCCCCTTAAAGGAATTGGGTGGCGTCTTGGGCGGTCTAACTAAAGGCATCACTGGTTTAGGCGGCGGTAAGGTCAACAATGGCATTGGCGAAGCTATCGCAGGCATTCTTAGACCGCTAGGCGATACGGCGGTTCTGAAGGGGGCGGGGTCGGTTGTCCTTGTCGGCGCAGGATTAGTTCTCATTGCTAAGTCAATTGGTGAAGCCACGAAGATTAACTACGACGTCGGCAAGCTTACTGCCTTTGCTGGTTGTGTCACCGTGGTCGGGGTTATCATGGGCTTAGTAGGTAAATTCGGCAAGTACACCACAATCGGTGGCATAGCTACCGCAGTAATTGGCGTCGGGCTCGTCTCCGTCGCCAAGGGACTACAGGAAGCCTCGACTTCGGCGGAATTGATTGACCCAAAGTCTCTGAACAAGTTCTACAAGAACTTGATAACCGTCGAGATTGTCATGGCGTTGATTGGCACGTTCGGCAAGTACTCAGCTATTGGCGGTATCGCTACGGCAATTGTCGGCGGTGGTTTGGCGGTCACGGCTAAATGCTTGGTTGAAGCCAGCAAAGACTCCCAGAGCATCGAGATGAAAAACCTGGTCAGTCTTGAAAAAGATATCGCCGTGGTTAGTGCCATTTTGGCGGCTATAGCCGGTCTTGCTATCTTTGGCAGTGTCGGCTCGGTGGCTAGTGCGGTCTTAGGCGGTGGCTTGGTCTTAACTTCAATGGCACTCAGACGAGCTGCGGACGAGGCTAAGAACCTTGACGACAATAATCTCAACAAGCTTAACTCTGCTGTTTTCAAAACCAGCGCCATTCTCGGCTTGATTGCAGGGCTTGCCGTCTTTGGAGCGGTCGGCTCAATCGCTACAACTATCCTCGGTGGTGGACTGGTGCTAACCTCTATGGCTTTAAGTAAAGCGGCTGATAGTGCCAAAGGGATTGACCCGAACAGTCTCGATAAACTCAACGCTTCAATCATTAAGGTAGACGCTATTTTAGCCGCTATGGCTGGCTTAGCTGTCTTTGGAGCAGTCGGTAGCATTCTTACTGCGGTTATCACCGATGGCGTCTTGAAAGCCGCCAAAGGTCTACAGGAAGCCTCCGCCTATGCCAAAAATCTGAGCAGTGACGCCATGGACGCCATGGGTAATATGCTTAAAAAGATTGCCAGCTGGGGGGCGGGTGATATCCTTTCTAATCTGCTCAACCTGATAAGCACCGCCATTCTGACCAAGACCGCCCAAAACGTTAGCTCGGTTGTAACAACTCTGTCCAGCGTACGAGCAATCCCTAACGCCGCCATTGATAGCCTCGGCAATAACATGAAGAAGTTGGCTGAACTGAATACAGGCGGCGTTTTGGACTCAATTGGTAAGATGTGGTCGTCGGGCAATCTGAAAACGACGGTGGATAATGTCAAGTCGATTATTACAAGCTTGAGTAGTCTGCCCAGTCTCCCGAGCACAGGGACGATTGATAACCTAAAGTCCGCCATTTACAGTCTGTCGCAGATTAAGATACAGGGCAGTGGCTTCTTCGAGAACAAGGGCGCAGCCGCTTCGGAATTAGCTTTCGTTATCTGGAAGATTAAGGACATGGGCAATAACCTGGCTGGCATCCCTGACGTCGACAAGAGCAAGGCTGATAGGCTGGTCGACAGCATCAAGACCTTCGACCGCATCGATGAAAACGCCAGGGCGGGCGTCATGCGCCTAAACTCCATGGGTGACTCTTTGGGCAACATAAATTGGATTAAGCATATCTTAGGTGATATCCCTGGTGACATAGCCAACAAGACTGGACAGCTGGTCGACGCCATTAAGAAATTCGATGGTATCAGCATTGATGGTGGCAAGCTCAAATCAGTGGCTGAGGCAATGGGCAATCTGGTCAACTCGATTAAGACACAGATAGGTGGCTTAACTCAGATTATGACGCAGGCCGGTTCGTCTTCAGCCGGCGGCTTTATCAGCGGTATTATGGCAAAGTTCAGTGAGGTCGGAGCGCAAGGACAAGCCATGGGCAATAAGTTTAAGGACGGTCTCATGTCAGTCAACCCCGCTATGGTAGCCGCAGGGACTGGGGCGCAGGGACAATACTGGCGAGGTATCCAAAGCAAGATGAACGACGAGTATTGGCAGGGTCGAGCTCTCGGCGGAAAAGTCAACGAGGGGCTTAGAGCGGTCGATATGCGAGGAGCTGGTATCAACGCTGTTCAGGGCTTCATCAACGGAGCTAATTCTAAAAATCCATACTCTACTGGATGGAATATAGCCAACAAGTTCTTGCAGGGCTTAAAAGCTAGAGGGCAACAGGGCTCGCCATGGAAGACTACTTTCCAAAGTGGTGTCTGGGCGGGCGAAGGTTTCGCTGATGGCATCACCCGTTCAGAAAGATTGGTCGAGCGAGCCGCTTCCTCGATTGCCGACGTCGCCACTTCCGCCATGAAGATAGATAATATGAAAGAGATGATGGTCACGCCAGACATGAGAAAAATGAACACCCTCTCAGCGCAGTTTACGCCCAAGGTCGAGCGCAACGAGGTTGAGCGAGCTAATGAGACTAATATCTATGGCGACATTACCATTACGCCTAATGGCGACACTGAAAGCGTCTTCGACGAGCTAAATAGGGCTAGCCAATTAGCCTCTCGAGGGATGTCGGCTAGTGTATAATTGTAGTAAGGAAGAATATGCCAAGCTATCAGCGTGATGTATCGATTGACGGAAAGGCACTCAGGCAAGTGCCTTGGTTCGACGTCGATACAGTTCGGCTGGACGCTCCGCCGAGCAGAACGATTGAAAAGACGGCTTTGGCAGACCGTGGCGGTGAACGGATTTTATCACAACAGTACGGCTCGAAGGAGGTCACCCTTAAGGGGCATTTCTTCGCTCCCACCAGGTGGGACTATGAGTCGGGACGAGACAAACTTCTGTCCGCCATGAACAGGTATAAAGAGTTTACCATTGAGACGGAGCAATCTGGTGACACTCGACGCTTTCAGGGGACATACCAGAACTGTCGGTTTGATTATAAAGAGGCGGGGCTATGCCTTGTGGAGATTTCTTTCCTGATAACTGGCGCTTTTGGCGTCTCAGTCAAAGAGGACGTCCCTGTTGATGGCGCAATAGTTGTCGATAATTTTACGTGCAACTTCTTTGTTGACGGTTCAGTCGAGGCTCAGCCGATTATTACCATCGCTATTGCCGACATCCAGCGCAGACAGTCTCGTGAAATGGCTGATGAAAAGCTTAGAACCCCCGTCCGAGACGACAAATCTATTCCGTTTACGATTGAGACCATGAGCAATAACCGCCTCAGCCGAATTACTGTCGACCACAAGTTTGAGGCGGGTGACGTGCTGGTGGTCAATTCCGACGACACTTCCGTTAAGCTTAATGGCTCGGATGTGTTTTACAGCGGTTCTCTCCCAGAGTTTCTAGGCGATACAACTGTTACCATCAGTGATAAAGCCCATGCGAGAAAATATAGCGTTATTATTTCTTACAACAAGAGGTGGTTATGAAATCATTGGCGAGACGCAATAAGATACTTAATGATATCCAGGACTGCCATCTTGCTTTCTTTGTCGGATGTCCTGAAGACGGTGGCATCGAGATTGGAATACCTCGCACTAAGCTCAATCTCGCTGAAGCTAAAGATGGTTGCCGTAAAAATGCTACCGCCGTGGACATTACAGTCGCTATTAGTGGTGATACTCCACTGGCTGACTACTGGGCTATCTTTGACGCCGAGACTGGTGGAGAGATGCTCTACTACTTCACACTGTCGCACTTAGTCCCCATGGCTAATGGCACAAAGATTGCTGTCAAGCCGGGGAACTTAATCATCAGGGAGGAATAAGTGCGCAGTCTGCACAACTTGCCGAGTGAAATCACCGAGGATAGAAGCGTCTATCCTTATGGCAATAGAGACTTCTTTTCGCATAAGGAGAACCTTACTAGCCACAATGGCGATGGAAGCACTATGCCGTTTTTTGTCCATTCACAGGCTAATTTCTGCTCTTTCTTCCTCCGTGACAAAGAACCGAATGTGGCTATCGCCAAGCTGAATGACGTGCGCTTTTTTAATGGCTCTGCGCTCGGAGACAATATAATGACTGGCGAGGTTTTGCTTGACGATGTCACCATCGATTTACCAACAGTTAAAACTGCTAGGATTGTGCTTAGCAAGCCAGTTAGTAAAAGTGTTGTACGGAAAGGCGTCGCTATCTCTGTCTTCGTTCACGAACAGCATACTCCTGCGTCTGCGTCGGTCGAGTACAACACGCCTCATATAGTACTTAAAGGGATGCTAGGTGATGATGTGCCTGACGACGCTGAGATAACTGAGTTGTTTCTTGAAATATCTTTCGTTTTCCGCTATCTAGGCGACCAACCTGGTCTGCGCAAAGCAACGCTTGGCTGCTTCTATGCGACCATGCTGAGCTGTGAGTATAGCGTCGACCCATTTGTTCTCTTCTGCAACGCCAAGGATAGTGGCTATTTGAAGATTGATGGTCTTCAGATTGAGCTCGATGCTCTTAAAAAGAGGTACCAGTACATGATTTCCGATAGAGGAAAATTCATGGGCGAGCTGGACGACGTGGTGTCTACGCCGACTTTACGTAGTGCCCTGAATAGCTTCCCGTCAGATATCACGGTCAACGTAGCAAAAGATGCTAGTGCCGATATCCAGGACATTGATGTTTTAATGGTGGTTGATGGAGGCGAGCCTGAGAAAGCCGTAGACCATGAGCTCTCGGCGGTCAGTGTCACGGGAGAGGTCAGGTCAGCCTACGGCGACAATACCGCAATCAACGTGAACAATGATGTCGATGTTTTCGAGTACAGAGGTGGTTACGATGGAATTGTTCTCGATGACAACGAGCCTCTGCTGGTCAATGATGCGGATGAGCTCGTTTCACCTTTGGGCTCACCAGAAGGTGAAAAGTTCTTCTCGGGCTACATCTCTAAATACGATATTGGCTACAACAGCGACAGAAAAGAGACCGCCTCTTTGACCATCCTCAGCCACGCCGACGAGTACAACAACAAGATATGGGCTACCGAGCCATCTGTATTCTTGGCGAGAGAGGATGATAGGGGAGAGGGTATGGAAGGCTCTGGCTATATCGTCATGGGCCGGATAGAGAGTATAGGACTCTACAACTACTCCGTTAACAATGCTCAGATTGTGTATACTCCGACCTCGTTTACGAGGTTATCTGCTGTTGACGTAAAATGCGCCAGAAATGGCAGTGCTAAGATTGATGAAAAATACTGTCCCTATGCGATGGTTTTTATCACCGACAGCCCGTCTGACCCTATGTTTAAGACGGGGTTTATTTCGAAGACTAAGCATATTTTACACAACCGACCGTATTGGCAACAGTTCAAATTTGACCGACCAGTCGACCTGTTAGCTGGCAGAAAGTACTATATTTATTTCTGCGCTCTTACTACAGATAGCCTATGGACAGTCTCTTTCTACTATACAGACTTGTTTGGCGCTAACGGTGGCTATTGGGCGTATCAATACGACGACTTAATTGCCCAGAAAGAGAACGCTGGTGACTTTATTCCTTTTAAGGCTGGTGAGTCGGTGCAATATCGGTTAATTTCTGAGGGTGGCGACACCCTAATCCCGATGTACAGCAAAGACCCGAGCTACATGGCAAAAGCACTCGTCGACTATGGCAATCGCAACGGCTTGAAGATTAGCCGTAGCGGTAGCTCAATCCAGGACAGCGGTACGGTTATTACAGCGAAGTTTAATATCAACACGCTTAGAGAAGCATTGAACGCTATCATTTCCTACGAGCCGACAGATTGGTATTGGTATTTAGACCAAAGCGATTTTTATCTCCACGTAAAGCCGAGACCAGATGAGGTGACCCATTGGCTGACCTTGCACAAAGATATTCGCAGAATAAAGCTTGAACATTCTATTGAGAGTCTAAAGAACGAAGTCTATTTCACTGGAGGAAAAGCTACTATTGAAGCCCCCACAGGCAATTCTAATTCTATGTTTATTGGAGCGGGGTTTGATAAACGGTGGGTGTGCTCACCAAAGTTCAGACCCGAGCAAGACGTGCTTTATAAGATTTATGCCGACGTTGAAGGCAAGTCTTCCTTCGTCAGGGTTTACGAGTATCGTAAGAACACCAACCGGCCGATTGCCACTAACGTCTCCGAGCAGAAAAATGGCGAGCTTAGTTACATTTTATCCTCGACCAGCGGGATTGAAGTAGGCCAAATTTGTATTGCCTGTCGAGCCGATGGCTATGCTGATATAGCCCCATCGAAAGTTAAGTTTAGCTTGGAGTCTGAGCAGAATATCTATCGCCACGTCTCCAACGAGGTGAGTAAGAATAAATATCGTACAGCCTTGGTGAAGAAGACCGACCAGAGGGTGACTAATGCCCTTTCGGCTGATATAATAGCTGATAATGAATTGGCTAGAAATGGAGAACCGATTTTTGTGGGTACAGTTGAGGTAGTGAGAGATGATTACTCGGACAGAATAAACCCAGGCGACTTGCTTGGCTTTAGGAACTTTGGCAACTACATAGATAATCTCCGCCTATTAGCCACAGAAGTATCAGTCACGGGCGATATTTATACTATTACGCTAGGTGCTTTTGCGCCGAAAACCAGTAAGCGGCTTGATGACTTAAAGCGCAATTTGACCATGCTGGAAAACCAAATGAACCCGCTTGCGCCGACGGGAGACAAATAATGTCCAGACAGATTGTAGATTTACCAGAGATGGACGGAGGAAACCTTTCTAATAATGACCTTCTGATTGTCCGTGACACGTCAGCCAAGAAGGATAAAGCCCTTCCAGTCAGCCAGCTAGGGCAATTTGTCGGCAATTCACTGCCCAGTGGTGTAGTCTTTGAAAGCTCACGTCAGCTCACCAAAGATGAATTAGGCGAAGATTGGACTTTAGAGAGTTCATATCAGGAATTGCAGACGGTTGAACTCTATCGTAGGTATTTGCCCAATCACACTGGCGCCGTGGTCATCACCCTTGGTGACACCTCTTGGGCTGATGATATCGAGCTAGCTATACAGGTAGAATGTCAAGCCGATGGCAAAGCGGCGCTTTATTTTAATGGCGACACAAATGCCGATTACTTCACTCATTTAATTATTTCGATGGGCGATGGAGTCGGCTTTTGGCGTTCGCTCGCATCTGCGTCTGTCTTTGATTTTGGATTTGCCGCCAATGTTTCTACTCAAATGACCATGCGCTGCGTCTCTGCTCCGGAAAATAAAATCAATTTTAGACAGGTTTTCTTCCAGTCAAACTCTTATCGAGATGTTAGGTGTTGTGGCGGTTGCTTAAAGTCGCCAAATGCCATTAGCGAAATTTTATTTTCGGCGTCTGGTAACCCTATAATGAACTTTTTCGCCGTTGCCACCGCCAAGAAGCGCATGGGTGTGGTTTATAGATATAGGAGAAAATAATGGCTAAACAGTTGACAGATTTACAGCGCATTCCGAGGACAGGCATCTCCAGCGATGACCTGATTTGGATACGTGATATGTCAGATAACAGGGACAAGAAGGCTACCATTGGAGATGTTTTTGGTAGACCCCTAGAGGGGTGGATATCTGTTGTTGGCGACAATCTGTCTTTTTCGTCCTACGATGAAGCGAAGAAAATTGGCGTTATCTCAGTCAACGCAGGCGGTTTATCACGCTATGCCGTAGGACAGCGACTGTCTTTCAAGCAGGACGATGTGGTCAAATATGCCGTTATCGTAGCTCAGACAGATACTACCATCTCAGCTTTAATGCTCAATGGCGTCAGCTTAAGTTCCTCCGCCATCTCCGAGATACAGGTCAGCCAGTCTTTTGCCCCTCAGACCAGCACTGGCACTAATTTCTACGCTTCTCTACTTCAGGGTCAGATTGATGGCAAGCCGGTGATCGTCACTACCAAGAACAAGGAAAGTGACCCAGACGCCACCCCGCAAGAGGGTTACGTCATTTTGCAACTAACTCTGGCGGATGAGTAATGGCTCGGTTCGATACAGGTTGGCAACCTAGGACTTTCCACCTTGGCGTTGTTTACGCCATGCGTGTCTCAGGTAATGTTTATCGGATTAGTCCCTACCGCATCAGGGTGGAGGGCGCAGCCGAATTACGTCAGGAGACATATACTTACGGCTTTGAACGTATTGATACCGAGGTCAGCTTTCTCTTAGGACGCGCCGTTCATAAGCCTAGGATAACCCGCCCTGTAGCCAGGGGCACGGTTTGGGGTAGAGGCTTCGCAGGTGAGTTTGACGTCGGCACTAATGCGGGCAATTTCCATGCCGACTTTCATGGTTGCTCTGTGTCGCAAGGCAATAAGCCGCTCAGTGGAGAGCAATGGCTTGGCTTTGATTGTGGCTATCCGATTGGAGCTACCCCGCCGACTGGGCTCAGTGTCTCTAATGTCCGCACCACCGACAAGACAGTCACCGCAAATGTTAAGCTCGACTCTTGGGGCAACGGGGCAAACGACAGTCTGTATCGTGAGCTACAAGTCGGGACGGAAAACAATACGAATAATCAGCTTTTTTGGTTTAGCAATGGTTGGGCAAAGAGTGGCGACATTACAGTTGACAACAACTCTAACAAGCGAGGCTCTATCACCATTAAGCCAAACACCAAGTACTACCTAGGACTGTACGCTAGTAACGGCGTTTTGAATACAGGCTCAGTATTTCCAGGGGTTACTGCCGTCACCCTAGCCACCAGCACCATTAAGGCTGTCCAGATTAAGCCCACTGCCGTAACTTTCGACGTTAAAGCGACCGAAGGGTATCGTGTCCCCGCTACTGCCATCGAGTATCGTCAGCGAGGTAAGGAGGGTTGGAAGACAAGCGCCGAGGTTTCGGGCGGGACAGGACAGATTACGGTGACTGGGCTGCTTTCTTATACGAATTATGACTTTAGAGCCAAGACCACCACGAGCGACGGCACCTGGCGTAGCAACCAGATACTTCTCAGAACTAAGCCTAATATGAAATTGATTTATTCTAATGGCGACAGCCGTTACGTTTCCATGAAGCTAATTTATCCAGATGGCACGAAAAAGATAGCCATCAAGGCTAAGAAAATTGTATAATACAGCTAGGAGGTATGTATGAATAATATATTAGTTATACTAGGTGCGTCAGGCGTTTTCTTCGTCGCCATGGCGTTAAGAGGTGTCTTTGGCTATTTGAAGAACAAGCACATTTCTCTCGATGATTTGCATTTCAGTTGGCGCAAGTTTTTCGGAGGCGCAATTACGCCGATTGCCCTAACCGCCTCAATTGGCGCTCTAGCTGCCTTGATTTTGGCTTTTCTGAAGCTTGTTGGTGTCTCGGGGCTTAAAGTAGCCGGACTAGACCAGATATCACTAGCTAATTTAGAGATTGGACTTTTTATTGCTGATATCGGAGCGATTGGCTATGCTATGAAGGAAGGGCTCATGGCGTTTGGCTTGTCCGACAAGCAGATTGAGCAAATTCGTAGTACAGTCGAGTCTAGGAAAGACAACGAGACTACTGGGATTAAAATTGGCTTAGAGAATAACGAGCTAGTTGCCGTTGCCGACAACATTACGCCGAAGCAGATTATCAAGGACAAGCAAGCTGACGATAAGTCCCGTCCGACTGATGACGAAATTGAGGAGGCGGGACAAGGAGCGTCAGTCAATCCGCTATCTCGTCGTTTAGCCGATGGTAAGTGGTTCGGGCAGTGTAGCCGTTACTCTTGGTATCTTGCCACTGGGATTGCTATGAACTATGCGCCTCATCCAGATTATGGACCTTGCAACGGCAACGCCATGGTAGATTATTTGGTTAGTAAACTAGGCTGGAAGCGATGCGGTAAACAGAATGGTGCTATCTTTTCCTACAATACAAGCACTTATG